GTTACTTCCCACAAGTGATCAATAGTCCATTGTAACGAACGTGATACACTTGTAACATGCCGTCTTAAATATTTAGGGTCTTGATAAACAGGTGTCAAGTCTCCATATGATAGCAAAAAGTGTTCAACAAGTTGCTCCTTTGAAACACCTTTAGCGTATATGTCATTAAAAATACTATTATCATATTCATACAGAGTTGCTATTGGAATTATAGTTCTCACTCTGTTCACCCCCTCTAATATTAGGATACCTCAAGCGTGCTTTAATGTCAAGGTTATAATGTGCGTTTACCTTTTCTAAACATTCGTTTATAGTTTCCACCCACAACTCACATTTTGACATTACAGCGTTTTTGGTTTCTTCCACCTCATCCGTTATCATACGTTCTTTCTTATCAGGGGCTGTATAAATGCCAATTTCCATATCAAAAGCATGTTTAAGATTTTCAACACTTTCTAAAGCTGACTTTACAACATTGTAACATTTTTCGATATCGTTGTTAAAGTATTCATACAGCGGCTTTCCAGTTTCCTTATCATATAGCGCTTGATTGATCACAACAGCAAGCTTCCCCGACATAATATCATCAAAAGCAACTTTAAACGTTTCCGCTGTGCTTTTGTTTTTGGCGGTAAAAATAAAACCAAATTTTGCAAGCGCACATGCAACATCGTGATTAGATAACGTCATGGCAACACGCTGTGCGTACGAATTTATCAGATCGCCAATGCCGAGCCAATCAGGAGCTAATTTTACAATCTCGCAATCAGTACCGATAACCAAATCTCCATTAAAACTTGCATCAAAAGCGGGATTAGCAACTATATAATTTGTAGGCTGATATTGTACATCGAACCCATAAGGGCTTCCGTGTTGTGGAATGATTCCAAAACGTGCTGTGTTCATAACGCAAAAGTTCCCTTTTAAAAACAGTAAAGGGTAAATATAATTTTTCGACCAATTTTGAGGCATACCCTCAAAAATAATAAGACTTTCTGCACGTTGCAAAAAGTAGCGAAAATATGTTGAATAGTCCCATGTGTTGTTAATATGTATCATGTTTGGATTTTGTCGCGATTCATACTCGTTAATAATAGGACTTGATACACCTTCGCCCACATAGTAACCACTATATATAAATGGTTTCATTCTATAAACATACCTCCATTCAAATAGTTGATAATTGCAGCAGTTCCATCAGCAGTTGCAGTGCATTTTATATTAGCGTTTTTGCATTTTACGAACCCACTAATAGTGTTTAATGCTTTAAATTTACAGCACGGATATCCTTGATAAAAAAGGTTTGTTTCAATCAGCGGATAGTATTCGCAAACCAAATACACTAAATTGTTAACATAAATCGAACCACTGCCACCGCTGTTAGTAACACGCGGTACAGATGCTTGCAAACCAGACATTATTCCACTACTTATAGCAGCTGTCGCGTTTATAAAATTGCTTGCAGCACCTATTGCATCCACTTCCGCTGCAGATGAAAAACTTTTCTGTATACTATCAGAAAATTGCATAGCGCTTGCAAGCTCTACTTGTGATGTACCTATAATATTCGTTTGTCGTGCCGAATATCCGACGGGAACTCCGCAATTTCCATTTAAACTAGCCACAAGTGTGGCGCCACTAAAAATAGAAATATCGCAACCACCCGATATATCAATAGTATAATTGATAAGTAATGTATTAGCTATTAAATTTGGATTAAGTGGAATTGTGCCATAAAATGGCACTTGTAACATATAATGTGCATATGGCGAAAATCTTAAAAAAGGATAGTTGGCATCTGCCATTTGGTCTGTTCGCGGAACTGTTATAGATACACTTTTTGAGAAAGTGTTATTTGTAGCAAGCTGCCATCCTGGAATTCCAGTGTTTACATATCCCAACACAACATTAACAGGTGTACCGCCAGGAGGTGAAAAAGGCAACCACGTTGCTGATAGCAAGTAGTCTTGAGGGTGTGCCACCTCTTTAGCCACTCCATCTGGATTTTGCAAAAAGTCGTTTAAACCGGTTGTGTATTCTGCTGTATACAAATATGAGCATAAACGATTAAAATTGGCAACTGTTAAAACAATAAAACCATTTCCAGATTTTCCCGCTGTACAAATTATAATACATCCGGTTTGATCTGTTGAAAGTGCTGCACTTGCTGTCATAATGTCAGGCTTGCAAGAAGTTGGTAAAACAGTATCAATGATAAAAGGATTTCTTTCTGAAAAAGTTCCTATTCTTTCCACGTAAGCGGTATTATTTAATAACTCATCTTTATAACTCGCCAAATAATCACAACTGCATGATATTTCATAAGTTGATTCTACATATGTAACATCATTGATAAAATAGTATCTTCCAAAAGTTTCACAATATGCAACATTCCAATCAAAAGGCGCCACACCTTGCAAAATAAAAGTTGGGCTTTCTACACTAGTACCGCTTTTAAGTACGCATGTTGCAGTCTCTGATAATGTTGGTATTTTCGTACTATTTATTCTTTTGTCTGACTTTCCAAATTTAACTTCAAATGCCAATGTGCACTCCTTTCAAGAAAAGGGGCTTGAAGCCCCTTTGTTTAATCAAGTAAAATCAAAATTGCATTCTCTGTAAAGTCAACAGGAGTTTTGAATGTATAATGATTCCAACCGTTTCTAAAAAGATACCGAGCGTTTAAAGGTTCCATAGCGCTTGATTGATCAACAGGCACAATTCCAAGGGTGTCAATGTCCATCATGATTCCCAGAACGTTTTCGACAGTCTTGTTTGTAAGTGTAAACTTACTTGTACCGTCTGCTTTGACACCTTCTGCACTTCCCTTAATCGTCATAGGATTTTCGGGATCCGTCCAGAAAGTAACCTTCTCATAATCGCCCAGTTCTGCCTTTTCTGGATGGAAAAACTCGCTTCCGTTTGCCTCAAAATAGTTTCCAAATTTTGAAACAAGATAGAAACGCAAGTCTCTTGCATCCGTGTGACGGTTTACAACTTTATCTGCGAAATCTCCGTGAAAACGGGTTCCGCGAATGGCAAGGTTTTCTTTTAGAGTTTTCATCTCTGCCGACAACCACACCATGAAGGGGCGAAAATCAGCCGGATTCATGATTGTTTTTGCAGTCATTGCAAGCCCCGTCTCAGCGTTATACTTTGTTAACGCATGAAATACTTGATTTTTCTTGCAAAGATTTCCTGTTGTTGGCCCTGCACTGCCCGCATCCGCAAGGATAATTGCAAGGTTTGCAAGCTGTGCACGGGCGACATTCTCCAAGTCAATCTCATAAATGTTTGAAAACTCTGTCATAATCATGGAGAAATAACTTGCAACTCCATCTTCAGAATCGAATGCAGCGTTTAACTGATTCTTCCAAATAGTATATTTTCGCGCAAAAGTTTGTCCCCCACTTGCGATTGTAAGAAGTACATCATACTTTACAGGCTTTGTTCCTACTTTCCAATCTTGGCTTTCCTCTGGTTTAGCAAGTTCAGTGGTTATATTCCACTCCTCATTGTCAATGTTGGAATCTTTTACAATAGGCGTAAACTTTCTAATATAATTGCCGTAGCGTTGCGCATCCCAAACCATACCAGAAAGTTTTCTTGAATATGGGCGAATGCTAAAAATAGTCTTGGCAAGGACTGTTGGAATAATTTGATAGAGGTTATCATCTTCCCTCTCAAATCCCATTTTAAACGTGTTTTGCATCTGCCCAAAGCTTAAATTCTGCCCCGTTTTTCTTCCGGTGTATTCCTCATACATGGTATTCAAAATAGCAGAAATTTGTTTATAATTTAAACTTGCCATAGTCTACCCCCCTTAGAAAAACTTACTTAAATCGGTATTGCCGCTTGAACCACCGAAATTAGCCTTGCCATTGGCTAGCTGCTGCGCTTTTACAAGCGCTGTTGCAAACTTGTCATAGTCAAAATCATTTCGGGATGCTTTTGGTTCTGCCGTTGGTTCTGCCTTTGGTTCTGCCTTTGGTTCTTCTTTAACGTCAAACGCTGCAATTTCATCTTTACTGTACCCGGCGTTTACAAGCTTTAAAATTTCATCAATTTTCATATTTTTAACCTTCTTTCTTTATTTTTGTTGACAGCTGTAAACAGAATCGAACTGTTACCTTGTGATTCAAAGTCACATGCGCTAGCCATCTACGCTATACAGCAGTAATAGGCGGTCTGTCTGTCGTCCCCGACTCGCACACACTGGCTAGTGTTTGGATAGTGCAACCGCCTATTTATTATATAGCATTTATATAATTGTTTGTCAATTACAACTTTATAGAATATCATACCATGATACACAATCAAACGATGCTAAAAAATCGCACTGTGTTTCATAGTCTGAAAATGTTATGCCACCACTTATAAACATAGGTTTTAAATACTTTTTACTACTTGTTTGCCACCTCTCTAATGATGATGGAGAAGCATCAAAAACATCATCACAATGAGACCGCATAGGTTTAGTCACGTAAAATTTAAAGTCTGATTTATGGAGCCACACAGAAAACAAAGGTGTTTTCATATCGTGCATGTATTCTTTTAAGTTTTGATGACGTATTCTATCATCTTCCAAATCCATAAAGTCATTATCAAGCTCCATTTTCGCTCTGCCTTTTGGAAGATTTCTATAAAAAGCGTTTTGTCTCTTTTTCTCAGAAATAGGAGACTTAAAAGGAAGTATGAGTGTTGTTTCGCACCTGTCTACCTGTGTGATTTCAGTTCTTTCTTTTACCGCTTTGTAACACTCGGGGATAAGTCTATATCCAATTAAAATGTTAGACATAATTGCGTTAGAGTTCCCAAAAAACCATGTTCTTATTTTTTCCGTTTCCGAGTCTGGGCGGTTTCTGAAAAGAACCTCCATAATATTTTTGTATGCCTGGAATTCATTTTTTATAGGTCTGTCACCTTTTTGTGGAATGAATTCATCAAAAATTACATCATAAAAACGAGTAAAGTCTATACCAGTTTTGTTTTGAAAAGTAGACAGCGAAACACCTACTATAAAAGGTTTATCGTTTTGCAAGTCCTCATCTGTCAGATATGCTTTACCATAACCTTTTTTGTCGTTATATTTCAAACGAATATCTTTTCCAAACCAGTCCGGCTTTACAAAGTCGCCTATGGTTGAAAAACTATTTTCAAGTGCAACGTTTGTTCTACGCACATATAAAATAGGGAAGTGTCCGTCATTCCAGATATCACATATGAGGTGAGATTTTCCAATACCTCTACCGCCTATAATGTCAATGTATCTTTGTCCAACGTCACAGATGTATTTATAATTCAAATATCCATTTTCTTTATATAAACTCATAGTCATATTATCACCTCTTTTAACTTAAAAGAGGGAAGTCGTTTTGACTTCCCTTCCTGCCTTATACAAGCTCAAAATTCATATAAGTCCTGCCTGCTTTGCTCTGCGAACGTGTCAGCTTAAACTGTAAATTGTAGGTGTCCATAAAATCATACGCACTTTCTGCCGTCTTGATAACTGTTGGACTTGACGTTGCAATTGTTACAATTTCACCAGTCTCAATGTTGGTGTGATAAAAAACAGCCACTTCCTTATTGTCATCTGTCGTGTAGCGTACATAATCTGTAACATTTACGATAGTATCATCTGGTAAATTCTTCATTAACAAATGATTGTCATTTGCCATCTTAAACATTTCTTTCTTGTCAAATTCTCTTGATTGTCTTTCAATTCTCATTTTCGTTATCCTCTTTTTCTTTTATTTAAGGTTATTATCCTTTACAAGTATATAATAACTTATTTACAAAAGTTTTGCAAATAAAACGTTATTTACTCTACTATTTCATCAACTATAGTGTAATTCTTGATTTGATCATCTGATAAACCTATCTCATAATCGCGAGCTATCATACAACTATAGCCTGTATACTCTGTTATTGCTTCTTTGCCTTGATAATCAACAACTTTTGTTTTTGTGATAGTATCGCTGTCATTATACCAGATTTGAAAACCGCCGCTATTCTTTATTTTAAAGCCCTCTCTAAAGTTATCAAGGTTTTTAATTACTTCTACACCCCTTGCCTTTTTAACTCCCGATATAGTACAACCAAAATACGTTTTATCTTTTGTTTCTTTATACGCGTTAAAACAGTACTTCTTTGCACCTAACGTTTTAAAATCTTTGTATTCCGGTTCATACTTATTTTCAGATTTCACATCGCTTTCACAGTCAAAATATCCGATATAATATTTTTTACCGTCAATATTAACAAAAGTATTAGTTTCTTCGCAAAGCTTATATATCCAATTATTTAATTCTGTCAATTTGTCAAAATTAAAGTTAGTTGCTTTGCAACTGTCTGTATCACAATAAATATACGAGCTTTCGGCACATGCTAAAATCCTACGCAAGTGTTTTCTTGCGTGGGCTGCTGTATATACCCCCCACACATAAGGCAGTACACTTTTTTCACTTTGCTCTGAAATAGATTTTTCATCTGGAATTTTAAAACCGCTTGCATCAACCTTTTCTTTATATGCAATATCATTTTCATACCTTGCATATGAAAATTCTTGCCATTCATTTTCCAGATACAACATAATAGGGTGAATGGGATCTGTTGCAGCCATGCCATAAATGCCGTTTAATTTATTTTTGTCTTTCATTAAATCATATTCAGCTTCTTCCCTCTCTTTTGAATTTGGGGCGGTATGTTTCACAGCTATTTTGAGCTTTGTCTTTGTCGTGAAATACTCCATGATAACACTTCTTACATCATCTGGAATATACCCATAACGTGCTGTATAGAGGGTATCTTCTATAATTTCAATGCTGTCAAAATCGTAGCATTCTTCTATTATGGAAAAGTCTATATCTGTCACAGTTGTTTCAAGCTCTGCCGCTTTCCACACTCTGCCGTTGTCGGGGTCTACCCCTTGCAAGTTACGGCATTTGCTTATAGATAGATACGGATTGTATTGATCTTCTTTAAGTCTTACGTTTGTAAGCTTTATTTGTGCTATCCAGGCAAGATTTTTACTTTTTATATATTTTAAACATTTGGATGTTACGGGCATTTTTTCAAATGCTGTTACCGGAAACTGCATCAAAAGAAGCATAGCCGGATACATACTGCTAGCATCAAAACTATATACGTCATGATAGATTTTAGCACATTTTATCATGTTGGCGTGAGTATCACCACCACGAAAAGCCTCTTTTAAAAGCTTATATGTTTTGTCTGTTAAAGCTAACTTTTTCTTTAACAGCCTGGTGGTAGTGCCTTTTCTTATAGCTCTTTTCATATCACGTCTCACATACGATGTACTTGTTAGAGGTACTGTGGCAATTTTATCTCCATCTTTTGTAAGCATGTATGTTAGTGCTTCCCAAAGTCCTAAAGTATCATTGATTATATATCCCCACTCTATAGGATTGATATAACTTTCGTTGTGCCTTATAAGAGAGTAATCTAAGTCCCCTTTTGCTTTTATGTGTTGGCATCCCGCCATTTTTTTCGTGAAGTTATCAAGCGACATATTAGTTAGCTTATAACTACACCTCAGTTCAATACCACGCTTCTTTAATCGCCACACAAGCGGTTTACGTTTACCAGTTGCAAACACTTCGCTATAATCGTTTAAATATCCAATCATAAAGGAAAATTCAAACGGAAGATTGTGAACGTAAATCACAAAATACCGTGACTCACTTGTTTTATAGTAAGCTTGTATTTTATCAAGCAAATCAACAAAGTCTTTCCAGTATCTGCCTTGCACTTCTTCGCCATCAATGCAAGCCGACCACACATACATAAAAGCATCAATAGGCTTTGTCACTTCTTCGCCTTGATCATCTTTTTCAATCCGTGTCCGTGATGTTGTTTCAATGTCAAATGTTCCAAATTGATCAATATAATAGGGACTGTCTTTCTTTTTGCCTAAAGGTTTATGCAAGGAAAAGCAATGTGACGGCACATAGTCCGTCATTGACTTAACTTCTATATCATCATATTTATTTGACCTATTTAAACATTGAACTATCATAATTTACAACTCCTGCCTTATAGACTTCGGTTTTGGCTTCGCTCGCTTGCTCTTATATAGTTTGTTTGCCGCTTTAAATTCTCTAGCTTTATCTTTCCATGATAGCGAACTGTTCTGTATAAGTGCAACTCGAAATTCTGATTGATCCTTCACAGACGGGTATAAATCTTCAAAAGTGCTAAAGATTTCATTCAATCCCTCACGTGTGTTTGTATTAAGTGCCTCAGTTAACATTGTAACTATTTGATCACTTGATAGCTGTGCATACTTTTTATCTGATAGATAGTGCAACGTGTTAAAAAGTTTATCACGGATATTTTTGGAAAGATCGGAAATGTCAACCCCGTAACGTTCTTTAAATGTTGCTACTCTTTTATTTTCTACTTCGATGCTACCGCGGGCGGTTGAAGCTTTTGCTTCAAGATAGTGCAAAAGCTTGTTTTCTAACGCTCTCAATTCACGAATTGAAAAATCTTTGTAAACTGCTTTTCCTGTTGAAACATAAGAAGCGTTATAAGAAACGCGCTTGTTAAAGTAGTCAACTGCATCTTGATATCTGAAAAGTGCTGTTCTATCTTCCGTGATTCTGCCTTTTGATATTGCTGTTGTTAGTGTTTTGGCGCGCTTGTTTGCAACGTTGGCAAGTTTGCCAACACGGGCTATATACTCAGACTTACTTGAAGTGGACTCGATAGAATCGTAGTGCCAACGTGTGAAATATTTTGCCTGGATTTCTGTTTGTTTCATAACTCGATACCTCTCTTTGCTAATTCTTCTTTTACAATGTCATATTTATAGTTATGTGGTGTGATTTCTCTAAAAATGTTGCCGATTTCATTTTTAGTATAACCGTGATATCTCAATACGACCATAACGTACTGTACAGCCCCTTTTCCTTCTTCATATGAACACTTCATTCCATCTGATGGCGTTTTATACCATGTTGTCGTTTTAATATCTGCTACCGCTTGCTGTAAAAGGGCGTCTTGCACCATTTCATAAGGTGTTAACTTACTATTTATAATGCCGTCTTTAGGTCTTTTCATTTCTTTATATCTCCTTGATTTTTCTTTTATTGTATCATGGAGTTGTTAACAAATAAAAGATAAATTATGAACAAAGTGTTAACAAATTATTGTTATAGTTAATATAGAACAGAGAGACGAACAAATGTATTGACTCGAACAGATGTATCATTAGCCGAGCTGACAAGAACAAATGTGCTACCAGCGGAGGCGACAGCCGACCAACGACCGAGGGCGACAGCCCGAGGGAGTCAATCGAGCGAGCCGA